TCAGGTGCAACAATCGGACCTTGAACCTGTTGACGAATTGGTGAAGATTCCTCTGCTGATTGAGGAATCAAGTGAGGACCTGCTTGTCTATCCTCTTGAGCTTTACGTAATAGCGAACCAAGGGCAGCAGCAGCCCCACTTGAGTACGTCATTTTCTTTTACCTCCGCATTTGTTTATCATAGTTGTTATAATTTTTAATTAACTTGTTAAATCAATAAAGCGAGGTTGTGGAGATTTCTTAGCATACTTCAAAGCGTCCATATATTCAGTCTTAATGTCTCTAATCCACGCCTGTACCTGATTCATATTTGTACCATCTGGTTTAGCATTGTAATCCCAGTTCTTGTTATCCACAAAGTAACCCATGAGAGAGGAATACCCTCTTAGTGCAGCACCGAGAATAACGACTTCGAGTTTATCTTCTGGAACGTCAATTTCCTGGTTATCGGTGTAACTATCTAAATCAGTGAAGTTCATCTTACAGAAGACACGAAAGGGGTAAGTGACATTGGGTGCAGGGGTAAACCAAAGTGAACCTGCATAATGGTCCCAGCCGTTGTCCGCCTTAATCCATTCATGGTCAGTCGTGTTGCCATAATCCACCTCAATCTTTTCTACTTTGAATGTTCCAGTGGGAAGTAGGTAATCTTCTTGGTCCTCCACAAATGCGGTAGTGTAGATTTCTTCTTTATAGATGTTCTTCGCAGGGAGACTCATTATCTCTTGGCGTGCAAAAGCATCAATGTCTGCATTAGTCCATAAATCAGCTGTGGATTCGTATAATCTACGTCTTATTTCAGTGCGTAATTCTGCCTTAGTCATAGCAGAAGTTTAGAATACGAGTACTTAAGAGGGTATTAGATAAACCAAATCAAACTACCCTACTCCAACCTTTCTTACTATCATCTACACTACTCTCCCAGACGTTATGGAGGTCTCCCCAGAGCTTGTTGTATTGTTTATTGACATTCTCCATTAAGTACTTCTCGGCGTTCTTTCTAATAAAGCGATAGTCTTTAGCAGTGAACTTCTTAACCGCCCGTACCGCATCTACAAAGTCTTGTAGAGTGTTACATCTAAAACCAACCTTTCCGTTAAGGGTGTCGTTAATAGTGTATGGATAAACTCCAAAATCAGTTGTGATAACAGGTGTACCAGCCAACATTGCTTCAACATGTACTCCTCCAAAACATTCAATATATTCCGTAGGGGCAAAGACAGCTTTAGCGTGAGCCATTAAATTCTTTCTTGTCTTAACATCAGCATAGCCCAAATATTCCCAATTAGAGTCATGGGGTATGGTGTATTCTTGTGGGTCGTTGTCTCTTAGTGAGCCGTCTTCCTGAACATAAGCCCCCTGCCCAGCAAAGATAAGTTTATCCCCTGTGGCTTTAGTTGCTTCATAAGCGATGAGGATGCCCTTGCGCTTTATCATCCTTCCCACAAAAAGATAGTAGTCATCTTTCTCATCAGAGAACTCAACGTCTTCAGGGTCAAAATAATTTGGTATGCAACGGTCATAGAATGAGCCATTTACAGAAGCATAAGGGCTATCAGAACCATAAGTAAAGTTTTGAATATATGGACTCTCAAATACTCTACTCCACATTCCGTAGGGCACATATTGAGGCTTCACAGTACCCCTATATCCGATTCCAGACTCTACATTGAGGTATAACTTCACAGCGTCGGCAATAGGCTTGTGGTACTGTCCTTGGGTGCAGAGAAGAAAATCATCTGGTTTCTTAATTTTATTGATATGTTCTATGGCTCTCATGTAGAACTTTAATGTTGATGGTTTCTTAGGACCAGACATATCGTGACGGAAATCTTGGGAACGCCATGGATAACCTAGACCATTACACTCTGGTAGGTTATTACCTTCGCCATAATCATTTCTAATATCTTCTAATGTGTGTGTTTCTACGAAGTGGAAGTTGGGGTTGTTGTAATACTTATCAGCATCCCAGTTAGGTGTTCTAGCTCCATAAAAATAGACAGTATGCCCAGCATCAAGAAGCATTTTGTTTAGCTTCACTAATTTTTGGGTGAAGGCACAACTCATGAACTCTTTGGAAAGAGGTAGATGAACAAGTCCTAAGTGGTGAAAGGTATATTTATTTTTCATAGTGGTTTCCTGCAAAAATTCCTGACCAAGCAGTTCCATGACATCCACTCTCATTCAACACTTCCACTTTGCCCTGCCCGCCGAACCAATCGTTCAACTTCTCCTCCGTCAATAGCTGCGGGTGACCCTCTGAAACAGGTTCATTTATCCATTCAAACACACGAATTACTTTAGAACACAACCTCATATTCTCAACTATCTTCTCTGGGTCCATCGTGTGCTGAAGTACGTTATAGCACCACACTTCATCAAAAACATTATTGGTTTCTATTTCCTCTGCTGGTTTATTTACAAAGGCTATTCCACATTCGGTATAACGATTTAATACCCATTGAGGATAGTCACACGGGTCTACTACGACACCTTTGACATTCTTACACTTGAGAAGCATCGACACAGGTCCACCTCCCACATCCAAAACAGAGATACCCTTCATATCGTAAACTGGATAATGCCCATAGTCCCATTCTGGGATAAGACCCATCTTTTTAGCATAGACAGTTTGCTTCAATTCTTCCCCAAATGTATTAGCACAGTTACTCCACCAATCCTTTTCAAACTTTTGGTCTTGTTTCCAACTCATTAACCTCTATTATATCACTTTTTAGACGTTACTCACTTGGTTATACTTCTTAATGTTAGTGTTGTAGAGGTTGGAGATTTCGGTGGCGGATAACGCTCTGTTAAACACAGCAACATCATCAATAATTCCATCGAAACATCTATATAAACCATTAAAGTCTTGCGCTCCCATTACGACATAATTATTTTCACTCATTGGAGTACCACTTGTGGTAACTTCTGTCTTGTCTGATACTCCATTGAGATAAACTCTTAATCTGTTTGTTGAGGTATCCCAAACACCAACAATGTGACACCATGTAGATAGTGGAATCGTTGTATTTCCTTTAATATCATAGTTATTATTAGAGTTATTTTTTACGATTAAATATACACAACCACCATCAGTACCAAAAATATATTGTCCTTTAACATTCCAATTGGACAAAACAGCACCTTGTAGGTTAGCCGTTTCAAGGTTAATCCACGCAGATATAGTAAATGAACCAGAAAAATTTAAGTTTGCTGGCGTTGCTATCTCAATATGGTCTGCATTAGAGGCTTCAAAATCTAATCCGTTCCCAAATTTACCAGCTACTGCACCTCTAGTTGTTCCTGTTAAGTTGTATCCATTAGGACTACTGTCGTTTCCATTAGCCTCAAGTTTCCAATATCCTTGAAGATTAGCATCACTCGCCAAAGGCGTACTTGCCAATTCTTGTGGAACATTACTCGTCCCATTCAACTTCTTTACTCCTGTTTTGTAGATAGACAACAATTCATCGTGTGTTAAAGCTCTGTCAAAAGCTGCAACATCATCAATTGTTCCATAAAAATAGTTATTTACTCCTCCAGTCTCATTTGCACCAATCTTGAATGAAACTCCAGCATCGGTACTTGTACTACTAGCAGACGTTTGCCAGCATTTATCGTTAATATAGACCTTTAATAAAGAATTTGCAGAATCATATACTCCTGCAATAAAATACCAAGTATTTCCTGAAATTATGGCATCACTTGAAATAGATGGAGTTGCGCCACCTATCGGATAAACTTCAAAACGAGCAACTGTTCCATTATTTAAATATAAAGAATACCCTCTATATGTATTTGCAGAACCTTGCTTGGAAATTATTGTATAGTTTGCCCCCGACGTAACAGTTGTTGGATAAATCCATGCACAAAATGTTCTTGACCCGGTCATGGCTAAATTAGGACATGAACCGTTTGCAATAGATAGATAGTTAGACCCATTAAAAACCATTCCATTACCAAATTTCCCTGAACTAAATGAGACTGAACCTGTATTCGTCAAATTATATCCATTTGGACTTGAATCATTAGCATTTTCTCCTTTCCAATATCCCTGTAAGTTCCCATCACTTGCAAATCTAGTTGTGGCAATCTCCTGACTACCCATATAGACTCCATTAATTTTTTTGATACCAGATTCATAAGTAATAATAAGTTTTGGTCTTTGGGAAGTTGTCGAGCTATCCGAACTATCACCATAATTACAACAACCAGTAGCTTCATTACTAGTTTTAATTATTAAACCATAATTAGATAAAGTCCCATTTAACCAACTTTGAACTAAATCAGTAATAGTAAAATTAAGCCACCCAGATGTATTACCAACTACAGAACCAGTTGTTGTTGATGATGAATTAAATGTCGGTTGTGTGTTCCAAGTTACAGTGCTTTCGCTCCAGTCTTGTGTAATATAATGAATTTCATTTGTTTGAGTTTCTGTTCTATTTTCATTAGTACCTATCATATAAACAGAAAAAATCGCTGAGGTTATTCTGTCTGTACTTGGAATTGAAGATAAATCAAATTGAATTAAATAACGCATTATGTCATTATTTGCTGGTCTAAAACCAGCTGCCCAATAAGGGTCATTAACATAATTTGTTGTTGGGGCGAGATTCGTTATTCTACAGTCTTTACCTGTAGAATCTGGTTGTAATGTAACTATTGTTGCCATATCAAGTCCTTTCTATGCTAATCTTAAAAGCAATTTCAATCGGCACGTGTCTGCGGTTTATCTGTCCGTAAAGAGTGTTCCTATTTAAGCCTAATTCCTCAGCCCATTGAGTTATGTTTTGTGTTTTTCCTTGAAAAGTAATCCGATGGTTATTCCTCTTATTATTGCTCTGTTCTTTTGAGGTAGCCCACTTGCAGTTCTCTTTTGAATAACCTTTGTTATTGTCAATTCTGTCTAAGGAACGCCCCATCGGTCTGTCTCCCATATCTTCTAAAAAGCCCTCAAATTCTAACCATTTATCGCAAACTGTTATTCCACGTCCACCATAAAAAGTAAATGCTTCATGTCTAGGGTTAAGACACCTATTTTTCATTTGTCTCCAAGACTGATAGGTTCTAGTTCCGTAGTATCCGTGTTTTCTATTTACACCTTTCATATTAAGTACGTTCTATTATAGTCAGTTGAGGATTAAAATAGATGATGTCCGCACTTACGGCAATACCAACAATTGTCACACAGTCGTCTACTCCAGTTGGAGCCGTTTGTGTTAATGTATTACCAGTTGTGCCAGTTGTAGAGAGATATATTGGAGCTCCGACAGTCCAATTAAAAGTATCGTCCCTGGCAAAACCACTCAGAAGATAATTACCAGTAGCGGAGGCATTAATGGTGGCGTCTGCGCACATGGCAACTATTTTAGAACTGGCTATGGCATCAGCATCACCTAGAACAAATTTACCCGCTGAAGTACCTGTACCGAAATAAACAATATCTCCAAAGGCTTGATTTTCATTGGCGGTGAATACAGTAGTAGTCCCTGATACTGTATGGTCTGAATCTGGAGAAGCATCAAGAAGTCCTCCCGTTCCAGTATCGCCTTTTGTACCAGTATCACCTTTTGCGCCTGTGGTGCCTGTATCGCCTTTAGCTCCAGTTGTACCCGTATCACCTTTGGCACCTGTAACACCAGTGTCCCCTTTTGCTCCCGTAACTCCTGTGTCACCCTTAGCTCCTGTAACACCAGTATCTCCTTTTACTCCTGTATCTCCCTTAATGCCTTGTATCCCCGTGTCTCCCTTGATTCCCGTATCACCCTTGGCACCTGTTAATCCAGTATCTCCCTTAACACCAGTATCACCTTTTTCTCCATCTACACCAATTGTTCCATTAACACCTGTGTCTCCTTTTACTCCTGTATCTCCTTTGGGTCCAGCGACGGTTGAATCTGCTCCCGTGTCGCCTTTGGAACCTGTATCACCTTTGGTTCCAGTATCGCCTTTAATACCCGTATCTCCTTTGGGTCCCTGAATACCTGTATCACCCTTCGCACCAGTAACTCCTGTATCACCCTTCGCACCAACAGTACCAGTATCCCCTTTGACACCTTGAATTCCTGTGTCCCCTTTAGCACCCACCGTTCCCGTATCACCTTTCACCCCCGTGTCACCCTTTGGTCCAGCAACGGTTGAATCATTCCCCGTGTCTCCCTTTACACCCGTATCCCCTTTGACACCTTGAATTCCTGTGTCTCCTTTAATTCCCGTGTCCCCTTTATCTCCAGTTAAACCTGTGGTGCCCGTGTCTCCTTTTACACCCGTATCGCCTTTAATTCCTTGTGTTCCAGTATCACCTTTGGAGCCAGTAGAACCAGTCGTTCCTGTGTCACCCTTGGTTCCTTGTGTTCCAGTATCACCCTTAACACCCTGATTGCCAGTATCCCCTTTGGAGCCAGCTACTCCTGTATCTCCCTTTGGACCAGCTACTGTACTATCAGCACCCGTGTCACCTTTTGTACCTTGTGTTCCCGTATCACCTTTTGGTCCTGCAACTATAGAATCTGCTCCTGTGTCTCCTTTGGCACCCGTAACACCTGTGTCACCTTTTAGTGTGGTGCGGATATTAGCAAGTGTAATTTTATTTGTCTCAGTAGAAACGCCAGGGGTAACGACAACAGGAATCAAACTAGCGTCATTGATAGTTGTGGTTGCTGTAAGTTCGGTAATTTTTTTCCCAGGATAGGCCATATTTAATTTGTTTTAGTCCAAGTCGGACTACTAATAGTTTTCTTCGTCCAAGCGGATACAACAGATTCTTCCAATAACCAAAGGTCTCCATCTTCATTAAGCAAGTTTTCACCGTCCTCTGTGAGAAGCCACAATAAAGTACCAGCACCTTGCCATGAGGGGTTATCTGGAGTAATCTTCACCCACGTTGTCATGGACAAAGATTAAACTATCGAGTGTCTAGGGGGTATTAGATAAACTAGTAGTACTTCACAAAAGGACAGGGACCATTACGCCATGCCGCAAAATGTTTATCTCCTTCAACTGTTTTTACCCAAAGAAAATTAAAACCATTAATTTCGAGGTATTTCTTTAAGTCTTTCATTTTGGGTTGGTGTAATTTACCAACTGAGTATTCAGAAGACGATTTAGGGGCATTAGGTGACTTCGTAGGTTTGTAAATTATGCCTATTATGCTTCCAATATTGTCTAAATACTTACTTGTCATTAATATGGGATATATTTCTTTACCACCATTAAGTTTTAACATATCAACTCTTGGTAAGTGAGAAACTATAAAATCAAAACGAGTAGCATCTGTATTGGTATTTTTGTCAGAGCGACAGACTGTTTGTTTATATAGTTTAGTTCTTCCGCTAAAATCTGCTAACTTATTTTCGGCGGTAATAAACTTTTCGTCATTTCCTTCAAAACCATAAACCATACCAACGCCTTTATCTAAACACCCCTTAACAAAATCACCCTCGCCCATATTAACATCTACCACAAGGGTTTGGTCGTCAAAGAATAATGGGAGGCTATCCGTTAAAGTGAAATCCATTTTTTGAAACTGGTTTATAATATCCCTCGTCTAAATACAACTCGTCACTTACACCATCGTGGATTCGGCTAATGAATGGTGAAACAACAAAGAGTCCGTGTCCATCCATATATGATTGAGCTAAATCCCTTTCTTGAGGAGTGGTGACAATAAAACCCATTTTCTTCTTCCATCCTCCGTATGCTTGTCCAAAGAAGTGTGGACGGATAAATACTTTGTCTCCAGCCTTTTTAGGAAGTCTTTCTTTGATGGGGGTGTATGAATCAATATAAACGCATTGTTCGTCGTTTTGGTAGAGGTTCTTTCCCCAGAGCATTAAATTAAGAAAGTCAATCGAAACATCCACTCCATTAACAACGACATAGAAATCTTTTAATTTTGATTCGTCATAGACAATCTCAAAACAACCCGAATTAGAGCAATTCATTATCTTTTCCTCTTGTTCGGCGGTTAAGTTTATACAAAATACTGGTATCTTTTTCATACTATCTTTTTTACAACAATTTGATATTCCTTAAGGAGCAACTCATACTGCCCGACAAAACAATTCAAGAAAGCATCCATGGCAATACAGGCGTTAAGATGGTCTGAAAAACCATTCCAAGCATAATCATCAAGAATCATAATGCCATCCTTTTTAAGTAATGGCCATGAAAGGATAATGTCTTGTAAGGCACCAGCAGCTCTGTGATCCCCATCTACATAAATGAAGTCGTACTTGTTTACTGGCAGTTTTCTAAGGATATCTTGAGAATATCCCTGTTCAATAATTACCTTATCTTTATATTCAGCAATGTTTTCTTTGAATCTTTCCAGTCCACCAATATCAATCCCTGCGGCTTGATGCTCCACACTTCCCTCGAAGGTGTCAATAACAGTGAGATTAGAACCACCAGTAAGGATGTTCTCCAACAACCAACGACTTGCCATTCCTTCAAAGCAACCTATTTCAAGATATTTCATTCCATCCTTACCTTTAAAGGGCGATAGGAATCTATCAAAGTTTGCTCTAGCAGTTACCTCGAACCAATTTTGTGTGAATGTGGGCATCTTATTCTTTAGTTAATATTATTTGATAACGGGTTTCATCGTGAACCTTTTCAACTTCTACGTTGTACTTATCAAAAAGAATTGCTATATCAGCGTCATCAAAGAACCATAGATGTTCAGGACAGGCACTATTCTCTCCAACGGGTGTTATAAATAGGGCATGTGATCCAGGTTTCATTACACGGTATATTTCTTCAATTGTCTGTCTAGGTGAATCAACGTGTTCCAGAAACTCGCCACACCAAACTAAATCAAAAGTATTGTCTTCATAAGGAAGAGGTGTACCAGCAAACCATTGTATAACTTTAGCGTCTGGATATTTTTCCTTAACGTCTTCAATGGCTTTAAGTGAAAGCTCGGTACCATAAATTTCACACCCTTCAAATGCATAAAAATATCGACCAACACCACACCCAATATCAAGGACCTTGCCCCCAGTATTTAATTCTTTTAAAACGTCAACGATATAGGGATATGATTGAAGTTGGGCTGTTCTTGGACCAAAGTAAATCTCATCATAATTCTCTGGAGTGTTTACGTCTGGTACATTTCGTTTACTCATATTGGTCTTTCTTTTCCGAATGGAACCGCATCTTTGAAGTTTGGACTGACATCTATTTCTGTCCCTTCGGGTATTTTATCTAACTTCTCTAATCCTTGTTGTATTCTACCATAATTGTGGTATCTTAGCCAGATGCTCTCTGGTGCCTTACACCTACCATAATGATAAATATGAGTATCATCTGAGGCTACAAAACCTGCGTTCTCCCACACACATTTTTCCTCATTCTTCTTGTAGAGTATCTCGTGAATAGGTCCACGATATTCATATCCAACACCCAGTTTGAAAGCACGTCCTTGATAATCTGGATATAGAGTAGGGTTATAAAAATCTGGGTTAGGGCCTAACTCATAACGAGGTAACATCAAAGCCTCATGTTCTTCTAGTTTAGTCCTGATTTTTTGTATATCATCTGGAAACATACACTCATCAGCGTCTAAGAAGAGTAGATGTGTATACCCTTCAACTTCTGCTTGTTTAATGACGGCGTTACGGGCATCGGCGTAATTGGGGATATTACTGACCATTCTTATAACTCCCCCATCAAAACATCCATCCATTACTTTAAGTGATCTCTCCCAAAATATTTCTTCTTTAATACTTCCAACAATCTGACCTAGACATAGTTTCATAAGAGTGTTTTAATTTCGTAACCGACTTTTCTAAGATTGAATGTTTCTTCTACAAACTCCTGTGCTAGTTTTCCTTTTTCTTTAGTTAAGCCCTGATTATTGTATGCCTGCCACATAGCAAAAGATAATTCGTCAGCGTCTATATCTGCCCATTTTTGTGTGTTGTTGTACCAAGCGATATGGTTCATACCCTCTACTGGTATATATTTGAACCCAATAGGCCATGAGAACTCGTCTTTTAAATACTCATGTATTCCTCCAAAGTTCGTAGATATGACTGGTTTACCTGTGGCCATAGCTTCCATTTGTGGATACCCCCACCCCTCTCCTCTATGTGCAGACACAAAACAGTCACCTGTAGCGTGTAGACGTTTAATGTCATTCTCAGACATCTCATATGAGATATAGTATGTTTTAGGGAAGTCCTCTATCCTTGATTGGCGTTTCCATTCTTTGATATCGTTACGGATTGCGTTACATTCATTCTCGTTAAATCCTGCCCTATAGGTTTTTAGAATTAGACACACATCCTTCTTGCCTTGGAATGTCTTCCAGTAGTTCATTAGGAGTGCTTTGGGGTTCTTTCTCTCTGTCCATTGAAAGATAGAGTAGAACTTAAAACCATTAAAGTTTTCAATCTCAAATGGTTTTTCTTCGTTTAATTCAATTAGTGGTTGACCGATTACTTTTACAGGAACTTTAACCCCTGAGTCTACAAAAGTCTTAGCATAGGTTTCCGATGGCGTCCAGATTTCATCCATCTTATTCATGTCAGCTACCCAACGCTTATCCACTCCAATAACTTCCCAAAAAATAATACCAATATTGCGTTTATCTTTTTCCACATATTTAGGAAAGTTTTCAGGCGTGAGCATTATCAATTTGGTATCGTAATCCACTTTCTTCTTTTCCAATTTCAAAGCTAACTTACCACCCTTATCCACATCTGTATTGCCATGTGCAAAACTTACTATCTGTGTCTTAACATTTATACCAGCTTCTACCATGGCCATGAGGGTGTTTCTAGCCGCCTGAGCATAGCCACTATGGTCTAGGAATACAGAACAGAATTTAATTCCTTTCATACTTCCTCCATTCTGAGAAACTTAGACGCATTAAGCGATCTCTCTATAATTTGTAAATCTGGGGCACGATAACTATTAAGTATCACTTGGGCGATGTTATCTGGTATCTCTTTGGTTTCACCACCATTAATCGTTATGTGTTGTGTATTTACCCCTGCTTCAATTGCGTTGTAGCCGATGTTCTTTACTATCATAGTTTTTCTAGTATTTCAGCCATTTCTTTGGCCACAACTTCCCATGTCCAGTCTTTTCTCATCCATTCAGCGGCTAATTTACCCTTAGCAAAAGCCAAATCTTGATGCTCGTAAACATATCGCATCCAGTACATAATCTCGCTGATATCCAGTCGTGCCATGAAGCCAGGTTGTTCAGGTCGTCCATCGGGATAATCTATCGAAATAGGGTCGATAGGATAGTTATAGCGACTATCTGCCACTTCTGCCAGTCCTTGGTAATTTGTAAGTATTGTAGGGGCTCCTGTGGCCATTGCCTCACGTGCTGGTAGACCAGAACCCTCACCCCTAGTTGTGAACATAAAACAATCCGTAATCTCATAGAAACGACGCATGTCTTCAGGGGAGAACATTTTGTCAATTATGTGGATACGTTTGTCGTTTGGCACCCAATATCCAAAGGCTGGATTACTGTTCTTTAAAAGCAACTCTACTGGTTCATTATTATCAAACTCGCTACAAAAAGCACGTACCACATCCTGCCAGTTCTTACGAGAGTCAAGGAACCCTGATAGACTAAAGGTAAACTTTTCTTTATTTGGTTTACGCTCTATATATTTATATTGGTCTGGGTTAAAACCTTGACGTACCACGAAGATTGGTTTCGTTACCCCACAGTCTATAAAGGATTGTTTATTGTCTTTATTAGGAACGAGAATATAGTCCATCTTGTTACACTCCTTCACCCATTCCTCACCGATTTTAGTATTCTCAATCATAGTAAAACCAACGCGTACCTTATTGTCGTTTCTGTAGAATAGATTAGGAATAGATTTAATTACTCCAAGGCGTTCTTTGTGGTATGGTTTTTCCACCCATAGTTTCTTTTGGTCTTCGGTTAAAGCGTTGTAAACTTCTGGGTCGTCTTCCTTCTTCATCTTTCCAAAGCCGATAGTTACTCCCCCATTGGTTACTTTTTCCAAAGCAGTAGACCACTGTAGATTTGCATTGCCATATCCGCCAAAAGGTGTACAATAGCCGTGCCAATTAATCTTTAAAGGGGTTGTAGTCATACTCTGGAAGAAAATGCCTCGTCTTGTTAATATTTTTAAAACCTGCCCATTGAGCCTCTGTGAGTTCCACCTCTACATCAAGAGGAAAGATAACCTTATTGCCATTGATTGATTGAAATACACCACCCTCCACATTCGCCTGTTCTTTAGTAAACGTAACTCTATATCTATGGCAACACTCTTCTAGTGACATTACTCGTTTATCAGAACGCATGTATATATTTTACCATATAAAAAGCCCCCCGACCAAGTCGAAGGGCTAATTATCTCTACCTAGGGCAAGTTAGGCTTTATGAGCGGATTCAATGCGTGTCATCCAGAGGTCTTGCAAGATAACGGCTTTCATAGAAGCTTTCCATGTAAGCTTGTGTTTGGTCTTGTATTCATCACCGTGTCCACCAGGAGCGGTATAGACGATGTCGAAGTTGTCGAAGAGAATCTTAGATACACCATAAGCACCTTCAGCGAAGACTAAGGTCTGTTCAACAGTTGTTACTGAAGAAGCGGAACCAGAGGCACTGAGGGTAGGAGCAACTTGACTCATCCAGAAATCAACTCCAGCGAGAGTACCAAGTTTACCTTTATACAAATCTTCTCCTCTTTGCTGATTAATCAACTCACGGAAGGAACTGTCGGTTAAGAGAGTTCTCTCAGTATTTGGGGAAATAACAGCGCAGAATGAACCAAATTTAGAAACTGGTTTTCCACCATTCTCTTTAAGCTGTTCGACAGCTTTAAAGATATCTTCCATGGTGATGTAGTCAGTACTAACAAGGTCGGTTCTTTGGGTCTTTGAACCTGCATAAACAGCCTGTGAACCAGCGACTACAATGTCACGGATTCTCTTGTCGATAGCTTCAGCAGCCTGAACAGATAAGAGCTTGCGCATATTACCTGGGAGTTCAGCCCATGAAGTGTATTGACGTGCTTCATTCCATTCAAGGCCATTTCCAAACAAGAAGTCAGGAGTGACGTTGACTAGAGTGTCAGCGATGGAATCTGGGGTCCATGTGGGTGAATCACCACTAGTGTTAGCAGTATATCCAGTATCACTATCGAGTTTTGTAAATCTAATAAATCGGAATGAATTACCGTCTCCACGGGGCATCATATCCTCTTGTCCGAATTGTCCAAAAACCAAGTTATATTCAATTATAGGAAGGGCTTCCTTCATATAATGAACTTTATTTAGGTCTGTGGTGTTCGTTAAGTTTGCAGCAGCCATTGTATTTTAAACAATTAATAATGTAACCCGTTTATTTTCGAGATTGGCTTTCTTCTATTGCTGCGTCAAGCTGTTCTTCAGTTATTTTCTTTTCTGTAAAAAGTCTATATAACTCATTCAATCCACCTTCTCCTTTGATAATGTTGACTAACTTATTAGTACTCACATCGGTGGTAGCTTGCTCACTGGCATTAGTTGGAGCAACCTGAAACCGCTTAGGTTGTGCGGTAGGTGTAGAACTAGGAGCCTCACCTAGGCTCTGGGAAATTTCATCGAGATAATCCCTGATGTCGTCGATAGCGTCGCTAACGTAAACCGTTCCTGGTTTAACGAAGCCACGTGGATTTTTCTGAATAGCTGTCTTGATGTGTGGAGGAAGGTTTGGATACTCTTCAAAAACTTCATTTAAACCATCCTTCATCTCATACTCTGCTGTCTTTAGTAATAGGTCATTGACCCACTCCTCTCCATTAGCATATTCTTCTATTCCACTATTGGATTTCTCTGCTTGTTGCCTTTCAAAGCGACTCAACTTTCTCTCAAGAGTTGATTGGCCTGAGCGCAGACGTTTGTTTTCGATTTCGAGCTTTTCCCATTCGCTCTTTGGTTTACCGAGAAACATCTCTTCGTCTGTTTTGGAGGGGGTGTTCGCCTCATCTGTTGGATTAGTAACTTGGACCTCTGGTTGAGTACCAGCGTCGGGAGTTCCTGCTTCAACGGATGTTGCAAGGGTTTCCTCTTCATTATTGGGCATATGTTTTATTGCCTACTTGTTAATGTGTGCATGAGTGTTTCCACTCTCGTACCCACACATCATCGCGCCTATAGGAATAATTTGGTATTAGATAAAAACTATTGGGTTGGGAATTTCTCAGCGTACTCTTTTGTAGCGTCAGTAATTCCTTTTTGATATAGGAATGTCTTAATCTTCATAATCGGTCCGAATAAAGGTTTACCTGCGTACTTATCTACTGCCTTAGTGAAGTCGGCATCAAGGTCTGCAAGTTTCTTTTCGTATTGATATTCTTGAATAGAGGCACCTAGTTCTGGATTAAACTCAAATAGTGGTAGGCCAGCTTCTTTCAAAACACTAATAACCGCTGATGGGTCTGTAGCTGTTTTTGGATTAGCAGTTAATGAATCAATTACGTTAAATATTGTCTTTATAGGAGAAGCTGTGAATGTTTGGACTAGATGCCTTACTCTTCCTGATGCTGGAAGTCCTAGTAATTCATTGTCAGAAATCTTAGCAACAGTTCCAGGGTCTTGACCTTGCATTATCTTCTGCAACATTTGATATGCGTCTCTGTCCATCGCTTGGCTTGCTATTTCCATAACTATTGGGTCAGGAGTAATACCAAAAGGAGTACCACCCTCAATTAAGTTACCCCAAGGATATAGATATTTAGCATTGATATATACTGGTTTTCCAGTTTTAGGATTCTTAAACGGAAGTCTAACTGCATCTTTTTGATAGTCTGGAAGAAATTGTTCTTGGTCGGCAGTAGAAAGTCCCTGAATAGCTCTTTCAGCACTTCCTACATTCTTTAATCTTTGTGGATTTTGTAATAGAGTTTTTCCTGTTAAACCAGCTGCTTTCATTGGATAGGTAATAAAAGGAAGAGGTCCTTTACGCAATTCTTTAACCAATGGAGAAACTTTTTGATAATTAAATCCTGTTTCTTCTGCCATTTTTGCTGCATCCATAACACTTCTTCCAGCCTTACGTTCATTTATATATACTTGTAATTTGGTTATATCTTCAACCGCATTTTGCCAAGCACCACCTAGTTTTTTAGCTTTCTCATATAGGTTGGATGTCGTCTTAAATTTGTTTAATTCTTCGGGAATAAACTTGTTAAGTACTTCAGATGGAAAGTTCTGACCAATCTTTCCCATATTTTGGAGTTCTTTATAATATTTTCCTTTGCTTCGATATTGACCAATAGCTTCAAAAATTCTACGAATAGAATCAGACCTACCACTAGGATTCATGTATGCTTGCATTTGAGATGCAGGGATGTTGCGAAGCAGTTGTGTTGGAGAAAGAATTGTTTTTGCTTCCTTAAATCCCTTTATAATTCCTGAATAAGCTCTAGCCGCTTTACCTATAATATCTGTTCTGTCTGTCAATCCTGGTATGTATTTAACAGATTGGTTAATATATGCAGCAATTTTTTTAGGAACCTTTTGTCCAGCTAAAATACCTAATCTTTCCAGTTTTGGCAGTTCCACTAAATCATCACCTTTATTAACATATTTCTTAGCAATCCACTTAAAGAGTTTCATTGTCTCCACATTCATTCCAGAAGCATAGGCTGCTGTAGCGGCGCCAAAAGCTGGCTCTTGAATCTTCTCTAGTTCTGTTTGCATTTCCTCTGGCATGTATTCAATTTTTTTCTTGTATATTCCAGTATCTATTCCAGCTCCACTTTTTTTAGCATATGGTAAAACATCTCCTGATTTCTTCAAATATTTACCATACATACCCTTGCCAAAATAGTTATTTGCCCATCTTTCAAATATAGCAGGGTCAGCCCCAGCTTTGATTTGTTCATCCATAAACTGAACAAAATCATTTCTGAGTTTATCAACTGTAGGTTTCCATCTTTCAATTATTTTTGATTCTTCGGGCGTAACAGCTCTCTTTAAAGTACCTTTTGTCATTTCAATTACATCACCTAGTTGTTTCTGTTCTAGTGTCGAAAGTTTTCTTCCAGTAGCGTCAAACATAAGAGGGTTAGCCACCTGTTCAGCCCTACCAGCAACCTTACTCTTGGCAGCTAAATATTGTTCCCATCTTCTGAGAAAGTCTTCTGGGGCACTTTTCTCCCAAGAAAATTGTTCTGCCACATTTTTTACACCAGAAATAACCTTATTCAATCCAGGTGTCTTTTCGGCCAACTGTAACGCTTTAGGTGCGAGTTTGTTAATTTTTAGTAGCTTTCCTACTTTTAGAATTGGAACTGAGGGAATAGCGACACTTGCACCAAAATTACTAATGGCTCCAGCAACGGGGTTGTAATCTTCTTCAGACAGTCCACCAGCACGTCTAGTTAAATCAATATCTTGTGTTGTCAATTTCTTTTCTAACCCTTCTTTGGCTCCACCAATTATATTTCCAACATCTTTTTTAATGCTCTCCCATGCACCTTTGGGAGTTAACGAACTAGCCCACGGATTTTCCCCAGTAGTTCCTTTTAATTTTTCGTTTTCTGATAAAAAACGATTTGCCATACCCGAACTCGCATATTCAATTGGTTGCAATATTGTGTCGCTAACCCACCCTAATCCTTGTTTGATTGGTCTTTTAACTGCTGCAATATTAGAATTTATTTTGTTTATTCCTGCTTCAGAAACCTGCGGTGTAGCAGATGCAACCTGCCCACCCAAATTAATTGTCTGTGGTTGAGAAACACCTTGTTGAGCCGCTTTTCTTTCAGCTACTATCTGAGCTGCTGTTTTCATTGTTTTTTCTTTTTAAACAAATTACTAACCCAAGAAATACCTTGTTGAATTATGTTTGGTTTAGGTTGAGTGACCGAAGTAGTTGTTTTTGGTGGGGTATAACTTAGAGCTGCCTGTGTCGCTTTAATGTCCTTTAACGGGTCAGCCATACTTACTGTGCCAGTTTTGAGTGGACCAGTAAAAGATGCTGGAACAACAGTTGTTTGTGTTTGTTTGGGAGGTTGAATAATTTTATTTGGAGCTAGTGGATTAACAAATTTCTCAGCAAATTGTTTGGGTGCAGTAACTGGCATTGGAGTAGTTTGTTTAACAGGACTAATTACATTTTTAATTGTATTTAATTGTGTTTGTCCTGGTTCTAAAACTTGTCCTTCTGGATTAGCAATTCTCGCTGCTTCTTCTGCTAATTTAGTTTTCTGAAGTTGTGCCGCTGTAGTTGCTGTATTAATCATTTGACTAATTGGGGTGATAGCTGATGGTGTTGCCATAAACTGTTCTAACTTCACTCCCTCTGGTAGGTACTGAGAATATTTAGTTTGGTCTTTAATTGTAGGAGTAAATCCTGTAATTTTTCCATTTTCATCTACGTTATATCTTGCAACATCACCTGTCGAAGATGGGATGTCTACGTATAGTGTTTTAGCCCCCTTCTTTATAAATGAATTCATTTGTGGGTCATATTTATATTTACTTCTCTGAGCTGACCCTAACATCGTATATGCTTTCAAATCAAGGATGTCATCTTGTGCTACTGATTTCATTTTAAACAATCTCCCCATACTGTCCTTAACATATCCAGCGGGAGCAGTTCCTTCAACAAGAGGTGTCTTGCTCTTTAATAGTGGTGTATAGTCTGCACCTAAAACATCTTTAGGTTGATTAATATAAACATCTAATCCTTGTGCTATCTCAAGAGGATTACCTTGAAGTTCTCTTTCCATATCGACTATTCCAGCAGAACCAACAGCTTCTTTAGATAAACCAAGTTCTTTTCCCCAGTTATTATTTAATTCGTCATCAATACTTTCAATTATTTTTTTGGCACTGGTTTTTGTACCGTTATAAGTGACTTTTTTGTTTCCATAACTTTCAAGTATAGACCTGCGTTGCAGAAGTTCATCTTTTCTTCCAGTAATTAAACTTTGAATATCTGTAACATAATTATCTTTTGTGTATGGTTCTCCATCTGGTCCGACTCCGTCTAAAATAAATTTATTAAAATCATTAAAATTCTGTTTGAAAGCAGTGTCTTGCTGTTCTGGAGTTTGATTTTCTTCTGGAGTGGCAGCAGATTTAGCAACACTAGATGTAGTAGTTTTTACACCAGAAACTCCACTTATACCACTACCTGTAGTGCCTATATATCCAGTTCCTCCACCAGCAGAAACTTCGTCTCCTCCACCAGTCCATTCTCCTGTAAACATATCATAGCTTCCACCACCAGTACCAACACCAGGTCCTTTAATCCTCATTCCACCCCGACTCCAGTCTTTACCATAGGCCACATCTTCACGAACATAGTCCACGAGTTTATTCATGTTGTCCAAAAGGTCGGTGTATTTACCTGTGATAGCTTCTCTTTCAAAAGAATCGAGATTGGCTAAAAAGGTTTGAGCATCAATCGTCCCATCATGATACTGGTTATAAGCAAGATTAATCCTATCAACAAGGTCGTTCTTTCCTTGTTCAGTCGTTTCTTTTTGTGTTTTAACTTCATAGGCTTGTTTATTAACATCCGCAGCATTAGCCGCCTCGTCATATTGATAAGCTGTTAAAGTATCACCTGCCTGTCTAAAGAGATTGGCAGCTTGTCTATAAGCATTTGACTGTTCGCCATAAGCCTGTGTTTGGTCTGATATACCAGCAATTCTCGCTTCTTCACGAGCCACATATTCTTTGGCTTTGTTGACCTTATCCTCTTTCTCCCATTTAGCAATTTCTGACAGTTGATTTTCATAAACAGGATTACCTGGAAGCATGGTGGCCAGTTTACTACGTTGATAGTTGGCTACATCTGCCGCCTTCATACGTCCAGACTGATATTCTTTAGCTACTTGTTCATCTTCGTACTTTACCTTTAAATCTTTAACCTCAGTTTTTAAGAGTTCCTTTTCTTCAATACTCAACCACTCACGATTGGCAGCTTTAGTAAGATGTGCAAGAAGTTCATCAAAGCTAATTTCGCCTCGCTCATATTTCTTTTGAATCAACTGGTCTTCTTGAGCAGCGCGTGATTTGATGAGGTTCGTATTATATCCAGCCAAATCTCCACCAAAACCTGTTAGCACTCTACCACGAGTACTGCTAAATCTGTTAAGACCTGCGTTCTTTTCTGATTGTAATTGTGACCTGTATGCGAGTGTGCTTATCATTTTTGATTAAGTATATTAAATCCTTTATTTTTGGGAGCATACCAAGCACCATAACCTTGTACTTGGCGTATTACATCCATCATAATTTCATTTTTTAATGGGTCGGTCATATCATCAAAAGTATTAATTCCCTGAGCTCTTAAAATTGGACCATAATTAGGGTGATTTGAAAGCCAGTCAAAGGTAGCACTGTTAATCATGTTAGGACCTCTATCTATAGTTTGATTTGTATTACCAGTATAGTCTTTGGGGTAGTCTTGTAAATTACTCTCGGTTAGTTTAAGTATTGCGGAACGAGTGGCATCATTTGGGGATATCTGTCTAATTCGTGCTGTTTGTTCTGCTGTTGGTTGTGGTAAACCTTGTGGATAATTCTTCTGAACCAAAGACTTATCGGCTATATATGGTTCATAGTTCATTACAAATGGTTGTTCCTTCGCTATTGTTGGTTGAATTGGTGTGGCTATTTGGGGTTTTGGTGGTGTCCAATTAGAAGGAGGTTCAGGTGTAATTAGTCCACTTCTTTGCTGTATTGCATCTTGAGGGTCTGGAGATACCAAATTAGGATTTCTGGCAGGAATAGTAATCTCCTTGGGAGTTGTCGCCCATTTTTTAATTCCTCCAATTAGATTATCAAAAAAACCTTTTACTGTTTTCTTCTTATTTTCCATATTATCCTTGCATAGCTGTTAAATTCTGTCGTGCTTGAGCAATAAGTCCACCAGGGGTAGAGGTTGAAGTAGTACCTCCAGCAACAGATACTGGTTGTGCATTTTGGTTTTCAGAAGTAGTTAGTGTTGGTGCGGCTTGATTAATCTCTGGAGTGCCAGGAACACTACCTGGAACTTCAGGTGTCATTGCTTGCTGTTGGGCGACCATTCCCTGTTGAATACCAGGAAGTAAGTTATACATCTTCGAGCGATAGGCTGTCAGTAATGGGTCTTCAGCTTCTTTCTTCATTAACTCAATAATTGCTTGTGGGTCTTTGTAGCCGAGTTCTTCCCAAACCTTTGAAAATGGTAGTCCCATTTGGAATTTGTTTAACACATCAACAATCTTATCTGAAGCAGAGATGGGAACAATATCCGTCCAGGAGTACTCGCACATGCGTACCTCAAACTCACCATTAGGATTCAACCAATAGTCACCACCGAAGTACTTTTGTCCGAGTTTCTGGATTCTTTCTGTCACTCCATCAAGAACTAGTTCCCAAGCAATACGCAAATCATCAGTCACGTCAACAATGGTTTGGAAGTCAATCGCTTTAGAACGACCTGAATCAGCACCACCAGAACCAAATCCGACAGCAGGAACTAGGAGGTCGTGAATAAATCCTTTAATGTGTCCGATGTAAGTGTCTACTGGATAGGTATTGACTGTTTGACCTAGGGTAGAGAAGTCTGAGTCTGGTCCATCAACAAAAATGACCTGTCCTGACCCTGGTTTAATGGATTCAGGATTGAAATCAGACATGTTACGGGCAATAAACTTGGAATTTGAGGCTGTTCTAATGTAGTCCCTATCGTCGTTTAGAACCTCGTTTAACTCCACATTTGGGCTCATTAAGTCATCAATTAGGCCCTTTGACCATGCCTTACCTGGAATATGGAGCGAATGTCCAATTACCCATGGGTTGAAACCATATTCGTGTACCACATAAGACACAATTTGTTCATCAATGAGGATGGCATAAGCCTTGTTATCAGCATACTCAGTTACATAGGCCATTGGTTCGGTAACTTCATCTTGAGTATTTGAAGAAAATTCACCAACTCTAGCACTCTTGGCACCCCATTCATCTCCCTGTGAACCAGAAGATTCTTGTCCTTTTACTTCAACGTCGGGTTTTACCTCAATTCCCCACATGTTCTTAATGGCAGAAACGGACATTAACTCACGATGGGCCACCCAATCGTACTCTAAAGCATCATCACCTCTCCAACCAACAGCAACATTCTCCATTTTCTCAGCAGAGATAACCTTAATCTCGTTATCTTCTGGGTCAAGATAGACCTTTAAGGCAAAATCAGCATCGACACATTGAGACAAAGTGGCTCGTTTAAAGCCTCTCTTCCAAAATTTGTTCTTCCAGAAGACCCTCTCCTGAAAATCTTCTACCGCTTGGGCATTAAGGGTTTCCAAATCATCTGTCTGGTCAAGGGGTAAGACTTTAACTTGTGGAGGAGTATTAGAAATACCATGATAAATTTTAGTAACTGACCTACCAGCAAGGTTAACTACCTGGTCAGCATGTCCCTTTTTTGATTTCTGGGTAAGACCGATGATATTAGTATATGTTTCCTGTTTACCAGCATAAAACTCACGTCGGCGTTTATACTCTTTCTTGCGCTTATTTCTATCAGGTTCAGAAGAACCGATACGAGTATTAATTTGCTTCTGTTTTGCTTCTAATTCTTTGCCTTTAATTTCGATGGTAAGTTTGGAACCAGTTAAGTCTATGTTTTTAACCATATAAGGTTGTTATGCGTAATTGATACAGTTTAACCTAGTGTATAACTACGCAACCTTAGAGGGTATTAGATAAATCATAATTTATTAATTGTGGTTCAATACGACACCGCCCCTTTATGTCTGCCATAGGGGAAGTATCCCTCTTTAAAGGGAGTATCATCAATTCTTGCATCCAGAAAATCTATATCTACCGCTTTGTTTCTAGCCTGTTTTGGACGTCTCATCATTAACCAATCCACACCCATCATCAGAGCCATCACACAGTCTGTCCTTAGTCGTTTATCATCCAGTTTGTAATTACTCATCTCAGATATTAACTCAGGAATATTAGGTGTTCTAATCGAACCCCACACTTTCTTGAGGTCCTCCTTGGTGCCATCAGGGTTAGTCCTGACTACACGAGACAGTTCGGTGTTACCAGCACCGTCTAGGGCAGCTTTTAAAGAGGCCAGACCTTCCTGTTTCTTACTGGATGTAGGGCCTGTTGGTCCTGCTTCAAAGGCAATGGGGTGTATTTCTTTTAAGAAAGCCAGTGCATTCTTTCCACCAGGACCAGAAGAGTCGATAATCAATCTTGCTTTAAAGTTATCCACAATCTCTTTAACCATCTTGTACTGCACGGGAACAGGAACTTCTTTAGCTTTAAATCTATCAAAATAAACCACTTTCCATGGTTCCTCGGTATAATCAAAAACGAGAATTACTGTATAATCAGCCCAGTCACTAGAGCCATAAGCAAAATCCACCGAAACTAGATAGTTCCTACCAACATATCCCTCTTTTAACATAACGATATTGGGGTCCACCATGTTTCTAATTCTGTCAAAGCCAAAGTACTTATCTCCTAACTGTACGAACTCACCATCAATTATCTGTCGTCTTAACTCAGGGTCCGCCACATCCTCAATCTGTTGCACATAGGCAGCATCCACAAAGATATTCTCATAAACACTACCCTTCTGTGTATACATGTTAGGATTCGGACGTTGCATCGCTTCCTCCGCCATCTCAATCATTCTCTGATAGTCAAATCCATCTGGTTGCGGTGTACCCACGAAGTGAATAATACCCTTGAAGTTAATCAAACGGGGAAGTAGGGTGTTGGTGGTGAAGGTATACAACTCTTGGATATCGGAACACTCATCACCTGTTATATACGCTAGGGCCTTCATCTTGAAAGCTTTACCCATTTCGTCATAGGAGCGAGCGAGTGTCTTACTGTTATTAAACCAAATTAGGTGCGGCATTAACTGGGCATTACTTGAGTCCTTCTCGATGGCCCATCCTTTCAAGAGTGAATGATTCACCCTATGCTCAGGTTCAACGAACTTCTGTTTACAATCAACACAGTCAAACTGCTTATCTTTGGCACTCTCCTTATGGATTCGATGTGAGTCACAGAATGGGCAGCAGGGAATAAGCAGATTACCCTCAACAATATCGACAATTAAACGTAGTAGTTCTCTTGATTGCTCATATTCAGGTCCAAATACTAAAGTAGGGTAGTCAATACTCATCCACTCTGCCTCGTTACGTGCCTTACCAAAGAGTCCTGGTTTGGTAGTGGCGTGCCAGATGTGCATAATACCCTCAGAAAGCGTCTTTCCGAAACGGTTGCCAGGCCTAAGGAAGTTAATCAACTTATCGGCGTTCTTCAACCATTTAATCTGCCCTGGGTGTAATTGAATACCTAAGATTTTATCTGCAAACTCTACTGGGTCTTTGCGTACTTCATCGGTGAACTGTTCAATCATTTAATCTTGCTTTAATAATCTCTACATAAGCAGGTTCACGTTCTATTAAGATGAAATCCCGATTAAGATTTTGACAGGCTATTCCTGTACTACCTGAACCAGCAAAAGGGTCTAATATTAAAGCACCTTCTCGGCTGACTAACTTGACTAGATATTCCATTAAAGCGATTGGTTTGACTGTGCTATGAAAATTAGTTGCTTGTTTCCAGTTTTCTTCTTCGCTTATTAAGGACAGCATTTCGGACACAACACGACTTGCACCACGGGCTAACTCCCGATTCCCGTTTGTAGTAGTTAGTATCCACCTTTTTAAGTTCTCCACACTTTCTACATGGCTTCCACCATTGTCCGTCTCTGAGTTCGCATCCTGAGTGGATTCGTTTGTGAGTGAGAGCGTCAATGAGTTGTAAATTTTCAATCCTATTATCCGTTTTAATTCCGTTAATATGGTGGATAAAGAATCCTTGTGGCACTGAACCATTATGTTTTCTCCAGACTCGTCTATGCTGAAATTCACGTGTTCCTGTTCTGATATAACCCTTTGGAGTAATTGAACCGCTACCGTATTTTCTTCTTTGCATGAGTTATTATACTTTACTGTTATGTAACAGTCTAGCCCTTTATTACGTTCCCGTTTTGAAGATTTAGCCACATAGAAGAAGCGAGCAGCAGAACCTGAGTCATCATATCCATATCCGTCTCTTTCATAGTTTCTACCACTCATACAGGTATTATCACTTGCCTTATTGTGTCTTATGTTTGCCGTTGATTTACTATTAGGAAACAAACTTAATACCTCTACGCTTCCGTCATGAATTAAATTGGCCGGGAAGCGACCTTGTGTTTGGTATTCTCTCGGCTCATCTTTTAGTTCACTTGTCTGTTTCCAAGAAGTAACATTACGACCGTTTCTTCCAGTTTCCAATTTATCCTCCGTCCCCACCCTACAACCATCTATGTTTATCCCCCCTACTCCCCATTTAAGAAAGTTATCTGCTAGGTTTTTCTCGGAGATTGGTTTCCTAGCAACAGTTATTGGCTCACAGGCTGGTTTGAGAGCCGACCCATATCCGAATGCTCCCATCGCTTGTGTTCCGTATTGTTGGCAAAAAGCACAAGGTTCTCTATCCTGTTGTTGCTTGGATTGTGGTCCACATGATGTACCACTTCCGTTCTCGTTAATGGTCTGTTTAGGTGTTGTGCCATTACTAATCTGTGTTGCATCACGTATCCGTCCTTCCTTGCCATCACTAGAAACTCCTTCGGACATCTCTGGTACATTACTCCCTGATAGTTCCCGTGAGTCCTCTTGAGAGTTACCCCACCCTTCCATGCTGGGTTCTTCTCCCCATACATTTTCGGGGGGTACGAGTTGTTGAATCTGTGTACTTTGTTCCGACAGGCTCTGCTGCAAAACTTCCCCTTGTTTCTCTTGAGAGTTGATGGCCTGCGGTATATTGGGTTCTGGCACAAGTCGCAGGTCGTGTTCGGTTTCCTGTTCGCTGGATGTCCGTCTATCATTTCTACCCTTGTCATACGCTTCCATATTACCACACGTACACCTTTTGCTCAACTGTTTGAAGATGTTTAACGACTTTGGGAATCCCGAACCATATACATACATAATCATATCCCTTATCTCAAATCCAGCGTCCTCTATTCTTACCGCCATTCTATGTTGAGTTCTAGTTCCAGCAAAAGAAAGTAAATATCCACCTGGTTTAAGGACTCTTAGACACTCTTTCCAAATCTCAATACTCGGTACGTCATAGTCCCACTTCTTACCCATGAACGAGAGTCCGTAAGGGGGATCTGTAACCACAGCGTCAATAGAGTTCTCCTCTAGTTTTTTTAATTCTTCTAAGCAATCTCCTTGGATAATCATTTGTCTTCCACTATCTCCCCTTCTAATTCTACCTCTCCTGGGTCATCCAAAGGTATCAAATTCGGCTTCTGGATGAATCCACCGAATAACTTAGCTACTTGGAGTTTCAACTGGCTTTCTCCCAACTCTTGCTTCTTCCCTTCTAAGCTAATCTTCTGCATCTTCGCCGCCATATTTAACTTATCCCTAGTACTCAAATCATCAATATCCTCCATACCCTTCTCTAAAAGCGTCTGTCCTGCCTTCTCAAAAGTCACCGCTCTCTCATAGTCTCTATTCAAGTCAACTTGGACACTCTGTGCCCTCTGACCATCTGTCATGGTTTTGAAGGTGTTGTAGTGCTTCTTACCGAAGTGCTTCTGGAGGGACTGGTAAATAGAACTCACCGACTTCTCCATCACTTTAGCGTACTTAATGGCCGCCGCTTTCATGGTAGACCTCTGTTTTAACACCATCTTCTCAATGTCTTTACGGTAAGGGGAGTAACAGATTTGACAAGGACGGGTGGTAGTGTCTTTAGGTTCTAGTTCTTTCATTATATAATTTTTCAATATATTTTGCTAACGTCACAGTAAGCAGCGTCTCCTTACTCTTTATCCATTTAACGGGAACATTAACTTCACACTCATATCCTACTACTTCAAACTTATCTGTACAAATAGCAACCTTTACCACTCCTTTGTTTTTCATACTTGCATATTGTAGCATTTGATGTATAATTTAGCAAGATGAGATTAGAAAACTATGTAAAAGGTGTCGTGATTGAAGTAACAACAGAGGAACTAGAAGATTTAAATCGTATGACTTTTGCCTATGCTTATGATAATACCACAGTAAAAGTCGTGGCTAAGAAACTATTAGATACGCTTGATAAGTTTTTATCTAATACCATTTCTAAAAAGTAGTGTGGTATACTAGTAATTACTGGATAACCTCCAGGGACTACAATCGTTGAAAGTGCGACCTCTTTTTGGGGTGTTGTTGATAACGCACTTAACGACATCAACACCAGTCCAAAGGGAGGTTTTTTAGTACAGGAATGTCGGAAATCTATAACGATATTATCCTGCCCATAGCACATTGTTCTAAAGTAATGCGGTAACCATACCGATTGTGGTCCCTAGACGCGGGGTAGAACCCTGACCGTCCTGAGTCCCTATTCTTAAAACATGGCACCCATAAGACCATGATAATGACCAATAGGAGGTAAGACACAAGCTGTCGTGAGGATAATAGCAGACCTAGGCCTTTGACCGACAGAGATAGACATTCACCACTTAGAACACTGGTAGAGTATTAATCGTTTAAAAGTACGACAAGGGGACATGAGAACTAAAAAGAAAGAAGTTGGATGGTGTATAATACTTATATGACAGATAATAGAAAAACCTTAAACTACATGGGTATAGCGTTTTTAGTGTGGCTAGTGATTATTATTGCGTGCTTTAAAGAGATGGGGTTGGTGTGGAGTGTATAATAGGGGTATGAAAGAACAAGTAAGGCACTTCATTTTAAGAGGGGAGAAGTTGTATGAGATGTATGTGGATGATAAGGGATGGTACTATGAAGTGGAAGTAAAGGGAAAGACGGAGAAGAGGATTAGAGAGGCTGTAAAATCGGGAAAAAATTGAAGGGACTATATCAAATTATTTTTACGTGAGCCGTTGACTGCTACCGGTACCCCCTACCACTCGTGATACGTCGCAAAAGTAAAGATGTGCGACGTAATATAATATGAAACTGTACCTAGTGTGATGGTGTTTAATTGAATATCCCCCCTATAGGACAGTATTTAATGGATTATGGCATGGGATGTGTCGCTGTAATGCCCCTAAAAAGGCTTTTGCTGAGTAATGGGACATAGTACACACACGCTAAAGGACCCTCCCCCAACACCCCGCGCACATATCACCACCATATACACCCCAATATCTACACCCCAATAAGTAACACACCATCATTATCTATCGCTATACATTAGTAATACGATATTAGTGTAACTATCACACTTATTAGTTAGTGTTACAAGTACACCTTACAACACATTAATACCATGCCTAAACTGCCCTATTGACATATAACTAACAGTTTGATAAACTGGTTATCAGTTAAGCTAATCATTATTAAACCAGCTTAACTACTATATGACAGACCAAAAGCCACTGAAGGAATACATGAAGGACAATGCTATTCAGTACATGATTGATTCGTGTGGATATAGTGTTGAAGAGTGTGAAGAGTTTACCGATGAGGAAATAAACGACTTCATCGAGAATAACCTCGACGAGATTATCAAATATACAAAATAATCATGACCGACTATAGAGACTACCATAAATCATCAATCAACCCACTAGGCGAACTACTCACCGTACTATTATCTATCACCCTATTATCAATCTTATTATATTTATTATGACTAACACCTATAAACTCATTAAACAAACTCATAAGCAAGTTATAAAAGACACGAGTTGCTCTGCTTATCTTATCCGCCAAATCATCAATCATGCAGGTGGTAGTATGTACCGCTTGAATAGTGGTTCGGCTGATTGCTATGAATTTACGATTGACTATGATTGTAAGTCGTGGGAAGGTGGTTGGGATTGGTCTGATGACTTAGTGAGTCGAAATTCTCAATATATATATAAGTTTGAAGACAAAAAGATATATAAAATAATCAAATAAACCTAACACCGCCCATTACGGTGGGCGTTGACTAGGTCTAGCACTTTAACAAGTTAATAGTAAGTAATTATTAAGCTTGATGAGTACGCTCATCGAGATATAAAATAACATGAAACAAACAGTCACACAAGACATGTTTATCAATGGTTTTCCTGAATGTCACAAGGATAACTTTAGCTATGCAGGTAAAAAGGCTTTATACGACTATCTGACCGATTTTGAAGAATGTGATGGGGAAGAATTAGAATTTGACCCTATTGCCTTATGCTGTGAGTATACTGAATATACAACAGCCAGAGAAGCATATAACGATTATTGTTCATCAACAGGTCATAAAGACTTATCAGAAGATAAAGCCTTGGAATGGTTATACGATAATACGGACGTTGTCCAGTTTGATGACAACACCGTTGATGGACATGGAGTTATTATCAGACAATTCTAAAATGACCAAAAAAGACTACATCACCATAGCCAACGCCCTTAAGCCGTTTTATGACGATAGCGAATTAGAACATATAGAAGGCTTAACAGAATTAGAGGCATATAACATAACTGTAACTAACATTGTGTTAGCCATAAGTAAAGCATTGAGTAAGGATAACCCTAAATTTAATCCAGTTCGTTTTCTAGATTACATCAGACAATAAACCGCCTATAAGGCAACTAAAGAGTTTAGAGACTCGCAAGAGCCCGTCAAACATACAACAGTATGAATGGCGGGTTTTTTGTGATGTGTACCCGTACAATAGCCCTAGAACGGCTAGTGAATGGATACATGGAACAATGAGCCATTATAAATCAAGCATAGTTGCCATGAGCTATGCGTAACAAATAACAAATATGAAGTATTTAAGACGAAATGAAAACGGTGAGGCGATATATAACTGCCCTGATTGTGGATGTGAATTACACGCCAGTGGTGAGTTATTGGACTATTTAACCCGTCGCATAATGGGGCAGTGGGGCAAGAATACCGCTAGTAAAATGACACCAGAACAGAGACGGGAAAGAGCTATTAAGGCAGTCAGAGCGAGAGAGGCAAAACGTGCCTTGATAAATGGGACGGTTCCGCTTTCTGAATAAATGGGACGGTTCGCAAATTAAATATCTATTACCTTACTCTCACCCATCCTCACCAACACACGTTTATCCTTGCGATGAACAACTGTCTCGGTGAGGATTTTTGCGATTGATACCCCAATAAAGATTTCCTTAGACCCCCAGTTAAACGATAATCCAAATCTGCCTGCCCCTACTGGCTTTATCCAAGACCTCACAGTGTCCACCCCCTCCTTTAAACTTGATGTACCACCCATCAAGTTATTTGTTTCTTCTGGTACGGTTCGTAAGTCAATCATGAGCTTTAGATTTAGACAGCTTATCGAGTCCAATAAGCTTATCCTTATGTGGTCGTAGTATGCGCATCATAATATCCAAGTACTTCATATTACCAGTTAATATCCAATGAATGATATTCTCCTTATTCCATGGACGAGAGCGTGTCTTGTTTAAGAACCCTTTGTTCCTTACATAGTAGCGATGATTGATAGCTTTAATCCGTTCCTTATTCTCAGCACGCCAAGCAACCATGTAAGCATTGGAAGTACCCTCTTTCGATACTATCTTATTTTTCTTTTTTAAGTTTGATTTCACCTTTTTCAATGTCAATTTCTATATTCTCTTCAGGAGCGAGTCCTAGTCTCTTACGTACCACTTCAAGGATATATGCGTTCATCTCATTCTTAATCATGTCACTAATGTACGCTATGACATTCTTTCTTGATAACAGGTGGGTCTTCTCCTCTTCGGTCAGGTTATACTTTTTTGCTTTTAGCATCTTCTTTAATCTCATTAATAATTTTTTCTATATTTGATTTACTCATTTCGCCTCCATAAATTAAGCCAACGAGAAACATGGATAGGTGACCAATATGTTGATTAAGCCTTTTCTTTGTAAGCGGTTTTACCCAATGTGGATATTCAAGAAAGCCACCCTCACCAAATAAATCTTCAGCAATATCCCTAGCTCTATTTTTTTCCATTCTTCTTTGATAATTGATAATACATCATTATCTCCTCTTTGGTCAGACGAAATGGACAGTAGGGGTAAAGTGGGTCATCAAAGTCAAGGGTTACCTCTCTGCCGAACTGTTTTACGAAGGTTGGGTCAGCATACAAACGTCTATATCTATCTATGGCTTTAATAGCCTCTCCTATTTCAATTCGTAGTGCTGTATTCTCTACCTTCAACTGTTCGTATTTTGTCTTGTAGTCGTCCATAAACTACTAGCATTATACAACACTTTATGTTAAAATTAAACCACGAGAAAAGCCAGTATCCACCTGGCTTCCCGTTGATAAATATAAAGGCTTTGACTTGGTTGAAAACCATTCTCGAAACTGCGACTACACAGATTTCTGGTCCCTTTATTCAATCGAGCTGATTGTAACATACATGTCAAGGTCTTGTCAAGGTAGTTGACAGATTTAGAATAGTGTGATTAACTGGTAATATGAGAGAAACAATAGATTTATACGAAGTGAATTTAGAAGCAGAGACTAACGCCAAGGAAGTACTTAAATACCTAAGAGAAATTAAAGCCATCACTATCCGCTGGTTCTATAACCGAGGTTACTCAGGTAGAGCCATCGCCAATCAGTTAGGTATTTCCAACACACGTGTCTCCCAAATTATTAAGTCTAGCAAGATACTATGAAACAAGAATCATTTCTCCCGGAAAACTATCACGAAGTCACTTCCTCCAATTACATGCGCCTCCAAACTGGCACCAACACCTTCCGTGTTCTATCTCACGCCATTGTGGGACAAGAGTATTGGAAAGTAACCGATGGTAAAAAGTCTCCTGTCCGTGTTCGTCAAGGTATCGCTATTAGTATGTCAGACCTAAACGACTTCGATGATAAAGGACAATTAAGAATGCCGAAACCATTCTGGGCATTTGTAGTTTATAACAAGAACGAAAGTAAAATCCAAATCCTTGAGTTGACACAGAAGTCAGTCAAGACCGCCATCAAGTCCTTAATTGATAATCCTAAATGGGGTGACCCAACCACCTACGATATAAATATCGTGAAGGAAGGTGAGAAGTTTGAAACCACCTATACTGTTACTCCAGACCCCAAGGACGAGATTGATAAAACCATCGTTAAACAATACGAAGATATGAACATCAATCTTGAGGCTCTATTTGAAGGTGGCGACCCATTCAATAGTAAAAAAGAAGAACAACCTGAGTTCTAATAAAGTTCATGTCCTTCAAACCTGCCGACTTTCCATCACCCACACTACACCGCTTTGATGAGCAGGCAATAGAACGAATATGTAGGTATGTGTTGAGGGATGAGTACGAGACTAAAGATGATTTAAACAAAATAATCAAGGCTGTGATACAAGAAGCCCGACGTGACGCCATGTTCCCCCCCACCAATGTGTTTGGTGATGAGTTATGTGGCGACTGTCGGGTTAGGTATCACCAACCTCAATATACCCGTTGTTTAGAATGTAACTTTAAGAAGCGAAGTGAAACCGCAGAACAAGCTAGGATTAGGGACAGTCTAACTTGAAGATGTGTGTAGTAGGGTTGGTCTAGGTTATCCCCTAGAACTAACGCCCTTTTTGAAGAGCACTAGGATGATGTACGTGGACCATCCCTAGTATGCAAATCGAAAGCTTGAATGAGGAAAGATTAGAGGAACTGCGTAAACTCTGGATGGGGACAACTGACCCAAGTGAGAGAGAGAAGATTACAGCTGAAGGAAAGTTAATCAAGGCATATCTCCAAAACAAAAAGTGGGGAAGTAACGAATTGGGTGGTAATGGTTACTGCTATACTTGCCACTCACAACTAGCCCGTGTGGGTCACTACAATTGTCTACAGTGTGCAGGAAGTGAAAAAGTGAACTACCAGTCAAGGAGTATCCAAGGGATGCAACAAGCCCTATTAGAAATGGCGAGAGATAAAGAAATGACACGACCAACGACTACGGAAGAGGACGTTATTAATATCTTTGAAATACGATGAAAGAAAAGAACATGGCATTGTTTTGGGGAAAGTATATTAAAGCCAATCCCCCTAAGAGATTAGAAACCTACGAAATGAAGTTCACTAAAAAGAAAAGGATTGCGTTTGACGCCGTTGCTGAACATCAAGTATGGTACTTGGACAACTCAAAGAAGGGTTTGTACTACAAAATACCGGACATGGCTAGTGCTGATGGGTATAGTGCTAAGAAACCGTTTGACTCATTGTGGATGGTGGATGCTGAACCCTTTGTGGTGGTGTGGTTCTACAAACCAAGGCAGAAGAAAGTGTTTTACAAGATTCACCTCGCTGGTTTTCTTTGGTTGAAGGCAAATAGTAAATTCAAGAGTTTTACTGAGGATGATTTGATTGGATATTCAGAGGCAATAGACATCACTTGACAAGTTGTTAATTGTGTGGTTAACTGAATCATGACCAAATATCATATAGGAGACAAAGTAAGGATTAAAAAAGATGCAGATACTTCTGCCTGTGGTATAAATCATGCTGGTCAGACAGGTAAGATAACAACATTATCAGGCAATGTTGCGACATTAGACATTGAAGATAAACAACGTGAGTGTGGAATATGGTTACATGAACTCGAACCAGTCACCAAAAGTTTAGATGAGTTGGAAGTAGGGGATAAGGTAAAAGTTATAAATGAAATAGCCGTAATTAAAGATGTTAGAAAAACAAAGAAATATTTGATTGAATATCTTTCTGATGGAAGTGGGGGTTGGCATTCTGTCGACTATTTAGAATCAGCCAACTTCATTCCCTACACCCCCAAAAAGATTAAAGTCTTTAAACACAAAGGTAAGAGTTATCCAGTTAAGGAAATAGTAAAGAAAGTTAAAGCATTATAAATTAATTAAAAAATGAATATAAAAAACCTATTCAAAAAACGAACCTCAAAAATTGAGGAATTATCAGAAAAAATAGAGAATCTTGAAAATAGAATATTTCAAAAAGATAAACCTGACACTTTTTTTAGCTTTAGTATATTTCCATTTTCACGAGACTATTCTCTAGAGGAAAAAATGGATGATAAATGCGAAAGATTAGAAAAGGATATCAGAGAGGTTGAAAATAAGATAGAAGCAGTTAAAAAGTATTTAGATATTAAAACTATTACAACAAAGAGCGAAGTCGTAGCAATCAAAAAAGTTAAGAAAATCAAGAAATAGCCCTGACCCCGCTTCTATAAACAATGGAGGCGGAGATGAGGACTGAACATTGAAAATTAAACAGAGTGGTGGCGGAATAGGTAGACGCTATTTGATAGGTCTTTCGGTGAAACTCAAGTTATAAACAAGTAAATCCGATACCATGCGAGGTGACTATTACAGGAAGAAAGCTAGAAGGCGAAATTCCTTTAACTAGACGATTTAGCCAGTCCTTGTCAAATCCTCGCCCACTCTGTTTAGTCTTTAATAGCAAATTAACAAGGAGTTAAACGCATGGGGGTACAAGCCGATGAAGTGACGGAGCCTGGTTCGTAACCAGATGAGGGTTCACAACCCAACGGCGGGAATATGGAGTCACCCACCCCCAGCCGTTTGTCTCTTTGGCACACTTAGATTCTTGAGAGGGGAGGCTGTATGGGGAAAGTGATAAAGCTGAAATAGAAATAAAAACCTTCAAAGAACATTTAACTAACCAATCATAAATAAAACATGAAGAAACAAATACCACAAAGGACTAGGTGCTTAATTCAGGGTTGCCTATACGGATTACCTTTCAAGAAACCTAAAAAATACTGTATGTTTTGTGGAGAACCACGACAAGAACTAGGAGTTTATTCAGACGCCACTAAACCAGAGTCAGACAAAGAGAGTAAGTGCATCCAGTGTGAAGACCTTGATTACCATATGAAGTGCCAAGAGTGTAAAGAGAGAATAGATAGAGAACCAGAGTCAGACAAAGAGAGGTGTGAGAGTTATGTCGAGGGTTCAGACTCAGAAGATAAATGTAAAAAGTGTGGAATGCCATTTAGAGAACACGAACTTAAACCAGGTTCGGTTATTTTAGTCAATGACGTAAATAAATTTAACTATCGTTCTACCAAGCCCCAAGAAGAATTAGAGGTGGAGGAAATAGGAATGATAAAGCGTGTAATAGATGGTAATGAGTTTCCTTGTTATGGTTTACAAGGAGTTGGAGATAAATTAAATCTTCTTATCAAAGCCCACAACGCACTCGTTAAGGAGGTAAAAAATGGAAAATAAAGACTACCTAACCTTGAAATGGGGAACACTTAAATCTTGGAACTTTACCAGTGAGAAAGGTAAGGAACTTCTTAAAAAGTATTTTGATTTGGGAAGTTCAATGTCAGCCATGCTCCAACATGACACGCCCGAACAAAAAAAGCTTATCTGTCAACTGATTGACGAGGGAGATTTTGAGACAGTTTACCTTGATTGGGATGATAAGGATGTAAGTAAAGAGGAAGCCAAAAAATACGTTATGGAATATGGAAAAGACCCTATTACTAACCCAATCTAAATAAAATGAAAGACAAACAAACTAAATGTAAATGTTGGTGTCATACTCCTGGGGCTTCTTATGATTGTGAATACCACGCTAAACATTGCCGTGATTGTTATACAAAAAAGGAAAATACTTATGTCCAAATTGTTGAGTGTAAGGTTACAAAAACATCAAAAGGTGAATTATTTGAATAATTATGACTAACACCACCCCTATGAACCCATTAAATAGAGACCAATGGACTGCTGTAGATGAGAGGTTTGATAAGGAGTTTACCTGTGTTGTTACTTATGAGAAATGGCCTGACGAAGAAGAACAAAGATTAAGAGAGCCACAATACAAGTTTAAGGATTTTCCCAATACTAATCCAAAAATAATTAAGAATTTCCTTCACTCCGAACTAGAGAAAGTAAGACAGGAGACAGAGAAACGCCATCAGAGGGAGATGGAGGAGGCGAGAATAAAGACACTAGATATGGTATTGGAGGGCTTACCAAAAAAGAAGGTGCTTGAAAGCGGTTGGGATGGAAGTTACTCTGGAAATTTACGAGCAGATGGTTTTAATGAGGCCCTAGACCAAATTTCACAGTCAATTAATAAACAAAAATGAAACTACCAATTACAATTATTAATTCCGATGACGAGAAGATGGGATTAGGTATCAACTATGACCGCTATAAACAAATCTGGTCTATCTGGTGGTCTGATGAAGGTTCGTCACTTAATGTTGAAGGGAAAACTTTAAAAGAAGCGTATCTAAAAGCCGTCAAGAAGCACAAAAAATTCTACGGATACGACCTTGAAAGAGCGGGTAAGTTATTAGAAATTATTGAATAACAATGAATAATAAAACAGAGAAGAAAGAAATCTGTCCAAGGTGCTTGGCCAATGACCGAGAATGTGATGAGATTAAAAAGATATTGGATAATCCTCCTCCAATTTCTAAAAATTTAGTGGAGGCTTTCAAGAAATATGGAGCCGAAACAACCACCCCTAAACCGAACGGATGGGAGGAGGAGTTTGATAAATTGACTGATACTTCAAGTTGTCCAGATGGTGGTTGCAAAGAAGCTAATGAGTGGTTGAAAAACAATAAAACACTATATTCTGATGAAGTGTATGGCGAACCGATGTTTGATTTAGATGAAGATAAAATAAAAGCCTTCATCCGTCAAGCAGTCACCAAAGCCGAAGATAATATGCGAAAGAGGTGCGTTGAAGCGTTGCCGAAAGACACATCGGATTACATTGAGGAATTAGGTTTAACTATAGAGAATCCAAGTAAGAAAGAGTTTTTATACCAAGCCACCCAAAACATTAACAATTTAGATAAAGAATGAAAGCAAGAAAAGAACTTTACAACCTTTACCAAAACAGACCAAAGGAGTTAGAAAACTACTTAGAAAGCGAGGGTTACAAAAATTTAGGTTGGCAAATTAGTCAGAATAATCCCGACTACAAGAAATGCCTAGATTCCGGACATTTTACCCACTCTTGGAATGACCCCAACCAAGTAATCTTTAGTATCCAACACAACTCTCGTGGAAGTAATGTTACTGATTGGTGTACTGTTTGTAAAAATTATTGGAAAACAGATATGTCAGATTAATCCCCTCCACCAACTCAATTAACAAAATAATTAAATAAGATGATTAAATACAAAAATGAGCTTAAAAAGTTTATCGTAATTAAAAATAACCACCCTCACGGAGATGAAGCATACGACTTTGAGGTATTAGAGGCAGACCCAGAGGATATAATTCCCTTCATCAACTCATTACTCCTCCGCCAAATAGACGAAGATAATAAGAGGTTCTTGGGGTATGTGGGGGAGGATGAGAAACACAAAGACAATCTAACTCACGATAAAGATGAATTATGGTGCTGTATAGATTGTTATGACGATAAAATTAAAAACAAACTCAGAGCAGAATTAAGAAACAAAGTAAATAAGAAATGATTACCTTTGAAGAATATAAGAAAGAACTATTAAAAGACCCTTGGGTAAGGTTCTGGTATATCGTCTATTGGCCGAAGCACTTTTTGATCGGATTAGGAATTAGGTTAAGACTTATGTTTAAGAAATAGTTGCTAACCCCCCAAAGGACAGGGAGGGTTAATAATTATTAAAGCAAATTGCGTACAACATGTGGAAACGATTTTCACTTCGGGGACATTAACCACGAAGCTGTAGAAGAATTTTTATCTCATTGTAAAGAAAAACAACCTGATAAAATAATTATTCAAGAAATTTTAGATGCGATGAGGTTATCTTCATTTAACAAAGTTCCTGGATTTGGTGATACATTTCAGGAAGAAGTTGATTATGCTAGGATTTTTCTAAAGAAACTAAGGGAGGTGTGCCCTAATTCAATAATTATTTATATCGAGTCAAACCACGAGATTAGATTTAAACAGTTAATATGGAATAACGTACAGGAGATGAGTGGTCTAACAGGATTTTCTATTCCTGAACTATTAGGACTTAAAGAATTAGATATACAATGGATACCTATTCAAGATGGGGCGGCTAAGTTTGTAGATAATTTTGTGGAAGACCAAGGATTTTTAATCGGACACTTTAACGCCGTACGTAAGGGTTCTGGAAATACAGTCCGAGGATTAATGCAAAAATATGGAAAAAATATTATTCAAGGACATGTACACAGATTAGCTGAAATTTATCAGACTGTTTATGATAAAACTTTAATCGGTGTAGAATCTGGCTGTTTGTGTTCGCTACATCCCTCATGGATGAAATATCCTGATTGGCAAAATGGATGGGTAGATATTGTGGATGGGAAAGTAGAATTACATTTTATAAAATGAAAAACCCCTGTCATCCGCAGGGGCTTCAATGAATGAGAGCTACTCGTCTAGGTTGTGAGTTGATGAGACTCGTTATATAGATTATATCATACCCTTGAAAAAACGGGAAAAAATTATTGGGCCGAATTAGAAAGGTAATTTGGTTAGAATGGGGTATTTAACTGCGAACTCATCACGCATATACTTACCCAACGCAACCAAGGTTCCTGAAGCCAATGAAGAAGCAATGATATATAAGGCTGTCTTAGGTTGTGTCCAGTCCAACTCTAGTGCCATGGTTTGTACAAGTGCCACAGAGAATGAAGTTCTTAATGCTCTCCATACGGGCTTCAACCAGACTGGTATTACGATTTGTTTTTTTGCCATTGTTTTATAATATTTAATAATTGCTCAAGTAAAGTAGGTTTCTTTAAGTTCTCCAACTTCTTATTATACTCCATTTCAAGACCTCCTATTGCCTCTAAAACGGCAGATGGGGTGTGGTCCTTTAGTATGAGCCGTGACGAGAGTGCAGAATATAGATTAGCGATTTCGTCTGTGTGGGTGGCACTAGATAATGAAGCTGTAATTTCATCCTCAGTAGACTCAATCGTAATTGGAATACCTTGCTTCTGAATAAAGACAATAACCGCTTGTAGTTTTCTTTGGTAATTATCCGCTGCATCTTGCCAAGTATGTTCCGTATTCTGTAGTTCAAAGAGAGCGTTATCAAGGGCTTTAATTTTGTCTTCGAGTATTTGTTTTTCTTTTGCATATTGGGTAGCCTGCTCAGTTGATTTAGAGTCAAGCTCTTTAATAATTTGATTATGTTCTTCAGTAGACATGTATTTACCATCCATTAAATCTCTCCAGACATCAACACAAATCATCATAGCTTCTTTATTAGATAGGTCTTGTCCTTTATAGAGTGAGGACTTCGGTTTAAGCCACCCTAATACATTTGCGTAAGTATGTCTTCGTAATTCACTTACTCCAGTACCATTCATTTCAGTCCAGTTCTGTTCGAAGCAAGTGAGATATTGTTTATCGGCTGAATCTACGATACCCACATGTCCAAACTCACCCACATTCCAAATGGCAATACAACCTTGTTCTGGCACTCCGTCTGGTGTATTGCTAATACGTTCAAAATATTCAGAGAGGTACGTGTCCCAAATGTTTTTTGCACCAGCGATGGGAGGGCTTTGGGGTATGTTTAAAACTTCTTTAACATACATTCGGTAAACATCAACACATTGGGCTCCATATGCGTTGTCATAGTTGATTGGTTTACCTAACCACTTCGCTTTAAATTCGGAATACGTCATAAAAGATAGATTAATAATCCTATCCACAACACTTCACTTAATACGATAGTAAAACCTATGGCAGTTTTCATAGTGTACTAGCTAACTTTAATGGTACCACACTACATAGACTATGTCCAATAATCAATCCGACAACTATCAGTGTCCAACATATCATCACAATTATAAACTTTCTATTTGTCATATCATTTTTAAAAAAATATGAAACACTAGAATAAAGGTGACAGAGAAGGTAACCCAACATACCATCCAGAAAATGACCCACTCTCTGAAATATCTGTCCATTATATTTTTTTACTTAATAAATCCTTTAAGAAGGCTAGTATCAAACTAATAACGCTAGTGGCAATGACGGTGATGATGGCAATTTTACCCATCATGTTGTCTCTAAATGTCTCTAGTGAGTCAGTTCTTATTTCTACCTTAGAAATTCTATCGGCGATATCAACTTGTAAACCAGACATTCTCTTGTCCATCTTCTCTTCTAGTTTACCAACTGCGTCATAGATATCTCTTAATGTTACTTCTTCTCTCATATAATTTAGTAATTTATGTTACACCTCAATAAGAGTTATTGGCACGCTACTTCCTGATGTATCGTCCTGATTGATAACCCATGAAGTTTCGTCTAAGTCATAGAACAGAACTGTGTGGGTAGTTCCATCTATGTCGGTAAAGGTATGTAAAGTAGTGTCTTCAAGTAATGCTTCCAAATCAGTTCGCATCGTCTCTGAGGTGCGTGTGTCCACAGTATCATCCGCTAGTTTAAGAGGAGACTTGGTTTTAAGGCGTAGATTCCATTGCCATTTAACTACAGGGAAGAGACAGTACTGAAGAATATACTCACGGATAACTGGAGTTGTTGTGGTATCAGTTGTGTTTAAAGTAATTAACACACTAATCTTCTTAGAGTTAGTTCCTGATGGGAACGTCCAAGTACTACTAGTACCCCCTACTGACTGAGCGACACTCGGCGTAAGAGTAGTCCATGAATCGGACTCTTTATAGCGGTACGCCGCCGCAATTGAGTGGCCAGCTAATAGGGGGTCATAGTTAATCTGGATTGAGTTCCAGAGTTTAGGAACGGTAGGAAGATTAGCATCGAAGTAAGAAGTCTGGATATATCCAGTAGATTGATATACTGTTGGGTCTTGTTTATAGACATAGCCATCTGAGGTACCAATCATCAATACGTTATTCACCTGTTCCATGGAGTAGATACCAGCATTATTAGTAATGCTACTTAGCTGTGTCATACCGTGACGGTCAAACAACCATAGTCCTGTGTTAGTTTCGGCGATATCGTCTTGTGCACGTAGACCAATGAACAGTTTGTCATCGAAATACTTCATAGAGGAGACAACCACATTCCAATCGTAGTCATCTTTGAAAGAAAAGAGAGGGTCAAGATAGGAAGTATTGTAAGTGTATATCTGCCCGTGGTAGGTACCCATAAACAAGAAGGAATCATAGAACTCGGCACTCTTAACAACCGTGTGGTCAAAGGGATATAGAGACTGCCAGATGGTACCGTTATAAACGAAGGAGAATCCATTGTAGTACTTATCAATCAAGAACTCAGGTGAGCCACCAGAGGCGATTAATTGAGAGTTGTATTCTTTGATGACGTATGGATATCCAGGTTTCTGGGGGAAGTCAATATCTTTACTGAGAGTCCAAGTAGACATGTCTGATGTCTCATATATCTTCGCTTGTGGACCAACCCCTGCATATAGTTTAGAGGAGTACTCAGCTAGAGACAATACCTGTGATTCGGTAGCAGAGTTAAAGTGTTTATTGAGAGCCCAACTGGAGCCGTCGTAGATGACTAAGCGAGCATCGCCATTGATTTGTGAAGTCTGTGCACCTAGTCCAGCGATAAGATATTGTGTTCCACCAATAGCAGAAACAATCATGGTGTTGACTGAAGTGGTGGTGGAGTTTAATTGGAAGATGGCGTCCTTACCAGTTTGTACAGTCCATGTTGTAGGAGAGTAAGTGGCAACATCACCATCTGCATAGGGATTGGCTGTATTGACGGCGATATCCCAACCTACATCGTTTGATTGCGCAGCAGCGGAAATTACAATCCAGTAGTTGGTAGCCGCAGTAAGAGGAACCGCAGTTGCGAGGGTGCACGTTTTCCAGGTGTTAGTCGTAGTGGTAAAATTGGCAATAGTGCCCGTGGCATCAGAATTAATTAGGTTTCCTGACGGGGCACTTGATGTTTCTGTTTCTAGTCTTACAGTAATATCTCCTGTTGGTGCTGTTGCTGTAGCCTTAAGGAATAGTTTAATTTCTTTTATGTTGGCTCCTTTAGAGACCTTAAAACATTGGGCCACTTTTAGTTCAGTTCCACCTGTATCACCAACTCTGTAAGTAGCGTCTGTAGTGGAGCCATCACTAACTAAAATATTACAATCATTACTTAGTGTCCAGGTTGTGACACCATCCCATGAATAGATTTTACCTGTGTCTGTACCAGCAAAGAGGGTAAAATTTGAAGATGGTGGTTGGGTGGTAGTTTCTGTACCACTCACAGAAGTAATTACTCCAACAGTACCATATGGAAAGGAACTTCTCGCCGTGTTAGAAATTCTTACAAGAGATAATTTACCATCCCAATTATCATTAATTGACGAATTTGCACCTAGATACAGAGCACCTGTAGGAGAAGAATAAATTCCACCCTCAGTATTAGAACCTGCTCCAGCCTCTACACCATTTATATATACTTTAATTGAGGTACTACCGTCATATGTCCCAGCAACGTGATAGACGGTGTTAGCTGATAAAGAATTAGTACTGGTTGCGGTATAAGTTCCACTTCCGATTAGATTACCTTGTACACCAAAAGACAATTTTCCATCTCCGCTCATGGATAAATTCCAATGTGTAGTAGTACCATAATACCTTGAAATAAGAACACCACCAGCACCAATGGCACCTGTTTTAATAAATGCCTCGACTGTCATTGAGCCTAAATTAAAATCACCACCAGTATCATTATAAGTAGCGTAATCGTTATTTGAAGTAAACACCCCACCTCTTCCAAAGAAACCATCTGATGTCGTCCACGCCATATTAGAACCAGTTAAATCATGAGAAGAATCTTGGTCTGTAATAGTGTTACCAGAGCCGTTATTGAAGAGCCATACACCAATAGTATTGGCATCTAAGGTTGTGCCATATACTCCATAAACAGATAGCCAGGTAGCGTCATCAGTTGGCTGTTTAGATGTTGATTCTCCAGAGTATCCGTAATAAACATAGTAACTAGTATTGGTTGCGTTTGCTGCAATTGTTGACTGTGTAGAAAATACGGTTAGGTTAGTAGATACATAGTCTCTAGTCAGGTCTACCCACGCCGTTCCATTCCAATAAACAACTCTCCAGTCCTTTCTATCAGACCTCACCTTAGAGGCGGTTTCCAGTGCCGCAGTGTCTATGGTTATTTTGATAGGATAGTTGGCAGGAATCTGATTTGTGCCAGCGGTAATAGTCAGTTGTTGTCGATATCCATAGCTACCATTCCACCAGTTCTGAGCACTTCTCCACGCAGCCATACTAAGAATCTTTGCACCTGATTCTACTTGTCCAGCAGAGACTAAAGCTTTAGCTAAACTAGCCTGCTCAATCTGTGAAGTAGCGATACCATTGCTTTTCCAGAACTTACCACCATCACCGAACTTCTCTTGTTTACATCCATTGCGCCAGTTAATCTGTGCCCAGTACTGCCAGAAGGTTGAGTCACGATAGGTTGAGTCACCACTACCAGTTCTATTTACCCATTGTGGTGCACGTTTCTTTTGGTAGGCATAGATAGCCTTCTGACCACGGTCAAGAATGAAACCTTTGGTGTCAATTCCGATATGATATTTAGATTGAAAAGCACTCATATTTCAGTTGCGGCTATAATTCCAGAATCGTTAATAGTAATTTGAAACTTCTTCAACCCCGAATCCGAATAGAGTACAAACCCTGCACGAGGAAAATATCCATCCATGTTCTGTAGTTTAAGTCGTGTACTACCCGTACCTGTGTGAGCGTGTAACTGGATATTGCGTATCTCGGAATATAGAGCAGGAGTTAGATGTTGAAAATCTACTTCACCTTCTCCAATAGAACCACCTTCGATGGCATCCTTGGGTCTATATGCGAACTTCTTGTAGTCCATTCTTATAGGTTATTCTTTATAATACCAACCGTTATCCTTTTACCGTTTTTCCAGCAGATAATCCTCTAATACTAGTATTCTTCATTAGTTTTAGAATTTTATCAGAAATCAACATTGGAGCAGATAAAATTCCCCTCGCTACTTGTGATGCACCACTAACTAAACCACCAAGACTACTAGCCTTTTGAGTTCTATTAAGAGTTGGTTGTCCTTGTGTAACTGTTCCAGTAGAAATATTTTTATAAGCTTTAGATAGAGCTTCTTGTGATGGTTGTAATTGTTGTGCTGGCTGTGATACTGATTTTTCCAATACACTAGGTGCTACTTTGGCTGATGTTCCCTTCATAGAACTAGGGAGTAAGGGTGAACCAATTCCTGATGGCGTTACTGAACGAGCTAAAGATGACGGAGTAACGGGTGCTGAGGCACCACCTTCCACTCCAGCCATTGGAGGAACAACTGGGGGTACTACAAGAGGCGACACATTACCATCCACATTGATAGGAGCTTGTGTGGCACCCTCTTGAATGGGTTGCATTTCACCCTTCATAGAAACAACTTTCTCAGAACCCACAGAT